TCAGTAAGATTGCAGCTAACGGCGTAGACATTACTGTCTTTTTAGAATTGTTGATGGCAACCGAAGAAATTGTCATCCAAGACCAAACTAGTAGCGCTAATCAGCAGACATGGAAAATTACCGCAGCGCCAACTCAAGTTGGTAACTATTTTACAATTCCAGTATCATTAGTACTATCCACTGGATCGGCGTTTACAAACAACCAAGCCATCATTTTGGCAATCGCCAATGGCGTAAGTGGTTTTTCTGGCTACAGTGGTTATAGCGGTTTTAGTGGATACAGTGGTATCAGCGGATTTAGTGGCTATAGCGGCATATCTGGATTTAGTGGAATATCGGGCTTTAGTGGTATCAGCGGTTTTAGTGGCTATTCTGGTATCAGTGGATATAGCGGTAGTGGGGTGTCTGGCTACAGCGGCTATAGCGGATATTCTGGCTATAGTGGTATCAGTGGATTTAGCGGATCTGGCGTAAGCGGTTATAGTGGATTTAGCGGTTACAGCGGTATCAGCGGATTTAGCGGTATCAGCGGATTTAGTGGATCTGGCATAAGCGGCTATAGTGGCTACAGTGGCATATCTGGATTTAGCGGATACAGCGGTATTAGCGGATTTAGCGGATCTGGTGTAAGCGGTTATAGTGGCTACTCTGGCTATAGTGGTATTAGCGGATACAGCGGATATAGCGGAATTAGTGGATTTAGTGGATCTGGCGTAAGCGGTTATAGTGGCTACTCTGGCTATAGTGGTATCAGCGGATTCTCTGGTTATTCCGGTAGTGGTGTATCTGGTTACAGCGGCTATAGTGGTATCAGCGGATTTTCTGGCTACAGCGGCATATCTGGATTTAGTGGTATCAGCGGATATAGCGGTAGTGGTGTAAGTGGATATTCTGGTTACAGTGGCTATTCTGGTATCAGCGGATTTAGTGGTATCAGCGGATTTAGTGGTATCAGCGGATTTAGTGGCAGCGGCGTAAGTGGTTATTCCGGCTACAGTGGATACAGCGGTATCAGCGGCTATTCCGGTATTAGCGGATACAGTGGCAGTGGAGTGTCAGGCTACAGTGGTTATTCGGGCTATAGCGGCATCTCAGGCTTTAGTGGCTACTCGGGCATATCTGGCTTCTCCGGAAGCGGTGTAAGCGGTTATAGTGGCTACAGCGGCTACAGTGGCTATTCTGGCATCAGTGGCTTTTCTGGCTATAGTGGTTATAGCGGCAGTTCAGCAGCTAGCGTTTCTATTTCAAACAACACCACTACCTCAACGCCAGTTTATCCATTATTTGCAAATGCAACCAGCGGCACAGTTACTACCGTATTTACGGGTAACGCAAATTTACTGTACACTCCTAGTACCGGTACTTTAAGTTCAACTTATTATGTAGCTACTGCTAACGTAACGGCATCTGGTAATGTTGGTGCATTTAGTTATGGTACATTAGGTTATTCAGATACCAACATTTTAGCTTCATTTAGCTCTAATGTGGCATCGTATAACCAGATGGTGTTACAAAACACCAGTAATGGTAACGCGGCATCGACCAACTTCAATGTGTCGAATAATGGCGCGAATGCTACCATGTTGTACGGCGAGTTTGGCATTAACTCTACTAACTTTGTTGGTTCTGGTGCGTTTAGTGCCGCAAATAATGTTTACTTAGCTGCCGCAACATCGGATTTAGCAATTGGAACATATAGCTCAAATGCCATCCATTTTGTGATCGCTGGAGGCCCGGCTGATTCTATGACGGTTGCCAGCAACGGGGTGGTAATTGTTGCTAGCACATTAAAAGCAGGTTCGGGAACTACCGGGGGAATTGCTGGCGGTACATTTTAATAGTATAATAGCTGCATGAAAATTTTATGTAGCGTTGCCACGCGCGGTAGATATTTTAGCACATTGCCTATGGTCTTAGAGGCAATCATCAACCAGACTCGCAAAGTCGACAAACTGGTTATCTTTGATGATAATGATGAACCCAAAGACATGCGAGAAGAATCGCTATACCAAAACTTGTTTTGGCAATTAGCAGCAAAGAAAATTGAGTGGGAGTGGTTGTTTGCTGGTAAAAAAGGCCAACACCACATCCACCAGCAAGCTAACACGATGGGTTACGATTGGGTGTGGCGTGTAGATGATGATGCAGTACCCGAATGTAATGTATTAGAAAATCTAGCAAAACATATTAGTGACGATGTTGGTGCAGTTGGCGGTTCAGTATTAAACCCACCCCATATGCCAGAGTATTTAAAAGCAACTGGACTAATTGTCAACATTGAAAACGAGCCTAACATTCAGTGGGGGCTAATAAAAGATGTTAAAGAAGTTGAGCATTTGTATTGCAGTTTTATTTATAGAGCTGGCGTTTGCGATTATAACTTGGGACTTTCTCGAGTTGCCCACCGTGAAGAAACGCTGTTTAGCTGGAGTCTGCATCACAAAGGCTACAAACTATTAGCAGTACCAAACGCAGTAACATGGCATTTAAAGAACCCACAAGGCGGTATTCGTGATGGTTCTAAAATGGAGATGTTTGAGCATGATGAGCAAATATTTAAAAATATCCTCAAGCACAAAGACAACACTATTGTGGTGCTTAATTCTGGTCTTGGGGACCATATTGTCTTTAGCCACGTTTTGCCTAGTGTTCGCAATCCCCTTATTTTTACATGCTATCCTGAAGTAGTACCCGGCTATTCAATTGAGATGGCACAAAAGATGTTTGGTGATATTGATTGCTGGAACATTTATAAAAAGATGGCGCAGTGGAATTGGAAGGGCAGTTTAGAAGACGCATATAGGAAGTTGTATCTGTGATTATCATCGCGCCGTACGCCCAAAAACTGCGAACAAATAAAGAAAACCCAAAAAACTATCCGTATTGGGAAGAGCTCATAGCACAGATTGATGCGCCAATTATTCAAGTTGGTATAACTGGTGAAAAGCAATTAGTACCTGATTTTAGAACCAACTTGCCAATTGCAGCATTGCGAGAACTGTTATGGCAATGCAAAACATGGATTGGTGTAGATAGTTTTTTCCAACATCTTGCATGGGATGAAGGTGTTTCGGGCATTGTGTTATGGGGCCCATCTGATCCACTAATATTTGGACATCCAGAAAACATCAATCTGTTAAAAGACCGGTCATATTTAACAGAAAATCAATTTTTATGGTGGGAATCCACCGAACACAAAAATGACCGGTTTGTAAAACCAATAGAAGTATTAGCATACCTTAATAAGGAATAAAAATGGCAGCTACAGGCTACACACCAATTTCGTTATACTACAGCACCACAGCGGCTACAGCGCCGTTGGCCGCTAACCTCGTCAATGGTGAGTTGGCAATCAACATCACCGACGGCAAGTTGTACTATAAAGACAACGCCGGTGTTGTGCAGATCATCGCTGGTAAAGGTGGAGCAGGTATTGCAGGTGGCTCTAATACTCAAGTTCAATATAACTCTAGTGGCTCATTGGCTGGTTCTGCCAACATGACTTTTGATGGTACTTATTTAACTGTTAATAGCCTTAAAGACTCTGCACTGACCAGTGGTCGTGTTACCTATGCGACTACCAGCGGTCTATTAACAGACTCTGCCAATATGACCTTTAACGGCACTAGCTTAACTTTAGCTAATGACGCTTCTATATCAGGTCTTACTGTTGGTAAGGGTGGTGGTAGTGTTGGAAATAATACAGTAGTTGGTTTAAATGCATTAGCAAATGGTTCAAATACTGGTACACCTATTGCCGCCTTTGGCGTTTCTGCTTTAAATGCAAATACAAGCGGTTCACAAAATGCTGCGTTTGGTCCATACACGCTTTTATATAATACAACTGGTACAAGTAATACTGCATTAGGTTCGCAGGCTTTAGCTTCAAACACCACCGCATCTAACAATACAGCAGTAGGTTATCAAGCTGGGTATAGTAATACTACAGGTTCTTTGACTGCTGTAGGATATAAAGCTCTATATTCAAGCACAACTACTAATCAAAATTCAGCGTTTGGTTATTTGGTTTTACAAGCTAACACTTCAGGTTATGCCAATGCTGCTTTTGGTGGTCAAGATGCTGCTGGTAGTATTTATCCAACTCTTTATAGCAATACAACAGGTAGCTTTAATACTGCTTCAGGTATGTGTGCATTGGGTGGTAATACTACAGGTTCTAATAATACGGCAATAGGTTTTTCAGCACTTTTAAACAACACCACCGCATCTAATAACACCGCAGTAGGTTATCAAGCAGCTTATGGAAACACCACAGGAGTAAATTTAGTTGCTGTTGGTTATTCCGCACTTGCAGCCAATACAACTGGTAACAATAATGTGGGATTGGGTCTGTTTGCTTTACAGTCTAACACCACAGGCGGTTCAAATATTGCCATTGGAACACAATCTTTAAATTCAAACACCACCGCATCTAATAACACCGCAGTAGGTTATCAAGCTGGGTATAGTAATACTACTGGAAGTTCTTTAGTTGCTATTGGAAATCAAGCACTTTATTTAAATACTACAGGTGTTGCAAATACTGCCATTGGTATTAGCGCATTGTATAGCAATTCAAGCGGTGGTTACAATACTTCCGTTGGTTATACAGCGGTAGGGGCTAACACCACAGGCCAATACAATACAGGGTTAGGAGCGCAAGCACTTAACTCAAACACCACCGCATCTAATAATACAGCAGTAGGTTATCAAGCTGGGTATAGTGGAACTACATCTACAGACAATGTATTTATTGGAAATTCTGCTGGCTATTCAACAACAACTGGTACAGGTCGTTCAACCGCTATTGGTGGTGGAGCATTGTATTCAGCTACAACAGCTACAGATAACACAGCAGTTGGATTTAACGCTGGATATAAAATTACTACAGGTGTTGCAAATGCTTTTTTTGGTGGTGGTTTGTACGGCACAACTCTTTCTTCAGGCTATTACACAACTACAGGCTCATACAATACAGGGCTTGGTCATGGAACATTAGCAAACAACACCACCGCATCTAACAACACAGCAGTAGGTTATCAAGCTGGGTATGCAGTAACAACTGGACAATTTAATACATTTTTAGGATATACCGCAGGTTCTAATCTTACAACTGGAACTGGAAATTCTTATATTGGATATAGCAATCAAGCATCATCTGCAAGTGTTAATTATGAATTAGTTTGGGGAACTGGAGCAACAGGCAAAGGAACGCAAACTGCTTACATTAACCCATTAGGTGGGGCAGCTTATCAAGGCAATAACTCTGCTGCATGGTCTATTACTTCTGACCAAAGACTTAAAAAGAATATTGTTGATAATACAGTAGGTCTTTCTGCAATCAACGCAATTCAAGTGCGTAATTTTGAATATCGCACAGCAGATGAAGTAACCGATTTGCCAAAAGAGCAAGCTATTGATATTAAAGGTGTTCAACTTGGTGCAATCGCCCAAGAGCTTGCTTTAGTATTGCCAGACTGTGTAAAAACTGAATCTACTGGTGTAATGTCTGTAGATACATCAAATATTACATGGCATTTAATCAACGCAGTAAAAGAATTATCCGCAGAAGTAACTGCACTCAAAGCTAAAGTAGGAGCATAAAAATGGCAACAACATACACAACTACTATTAACTCGATGTTCACAGTAAACACACCTGACCCTGATTATGTGGTTAATGTGCTCTTTACTGTATCTGGCACAGACGGCACTCATACTGCCTCTATTGATGGCAATATCCAATTTGCCCAAGAAGCCAAAGAATCAGGATTTATTCCTTACGCTAACTTAACCGAAGCTATCGTATTAGGCTGGATTAATGAAGCTACTGACAATCAGGCTAACTACTATGCCAATATTGACGGACAGATTGCATCAATCGTAACTCCACCAGTAAGTCCACAAAATACACCGCTTCCTTGGGCAACACAAACAGCAGCTTAATAGGAAACCACTATGTCCCTTACTGAAAATCTCCTTGCATCCATCCAAGCCGAGTTAGATGTGCTCAAAGCCACTGAGGCGGCTCCTGCTCCAACACCCGAGCCAGCACCCGTAGTAGTCCAGCCAACCCCAACTCCAGCCCCCGCTGTTGAAGATGATGCCAATGTGCCTCCGGTTATTCGTTTTGCTAGAGAACAGGCTCGTAAACTGCAAGGTAAATAAAAACCATGAACGAGATGGATCCTATCACCACAGCAAGGGAGCTTGCCACCCATGCCAATGACATTGAGCACCTACAAGCCGACATGGACAAGATGATTCAGGAGATGAAAGAGATCAAGGAGTGCATCCAAGCCATCCAGAAGACCTTAGCTGAGGCTCATGGTGGTTGGAGATTGCTGCTCG